ATGAATATCGCACTCGAAAAAAAGAAAACGAAGATGGAAACACCCATTGCTGAATACAACGAGCCAATTGATTGGAAGGAGATGTTTACAACTGACATTCAAAGATGGAAGGACAACCAACGGACAACGGTAATGATTCTTGCGCCTAACTTCATTGCTAAATTTTACGAGCTGGAAGCCATTAACGATGACTGCTGGACAGACGAGCAATGGAAGCAATGGAAGTTCGCTGCTCGATTCCAAGTGATTGAAGATTTGCATCTAACCAAAACACGATTGGAGAGGATGAATAAGGATGAAAAACTATCGTTCAACCAATCAGTTCAAAAGGAGTTGATGCGCAGGTTATACGCAGACATCATGGACAGCACAATTTTACAACAACGAATAATTACAAAATTATGATTTACAGAGATCATTTCCAAAATTACAAATCATACGCAATACCAAAAGCACAATTGATTATTGCGGATATTCCTTACAACTTAGGCAACAACGCATACGCTTCAAATCCAGCGTGGTACAAAGATGGAGATAATTCAAATGGGGAAAGTGAATTGGCAGGCAAAGAATTTTTTGATACTGATAAAGATTTTCGACCTGCTGAATTTATGCACTTTTGCTCAACTATGTTGAAAAATGAACCAAAGAAACAAAAAGTTGAAGGCGAAGGAAGGCAAAAGAGTGATTCACCTTGCATGATTGTTTTCTGCGCATTTGACCAACAAATGTATCTTATTGAATTAGCAAAGAGATACGGATTGAACAACTATATTAATTTGGTGTTTCGCAAGAATTTCAGCGCTCAGGTGCTCAAAGCAAACATGAAGGTTGTTGGCAACTGTGAATATGGTTTAATATTTTATCGTGATCGCCTTCCAAAGTTTAGGAATAACGGCAAGATGATTTTTAATTGCATGGATTGGCCACGTGATAATGAAAGTGAAAAGATACATCCAACACAAAAGCCAGTTGAACTATTAAAAAATTTGATTGAAATTTTTACAGATGAAGACGATGTTGTTATTGATCCATGTTGCGGAAGTGGATCAACATTAATAGCAGCTGAACGATTGAATCGTAAATCGTATGGTTTCGAAATTAAAAAAGAATTTTGGACAAAAGCCAATCAATGGTTATCGGAAGAAAAACAATCAAAAAAAGATTTACAGGAATTTGGTTTCGACAAGACAAAGATTCAAAAAATACATCCAACTTTATTTTGATGCAATACCACGCGAAACAAATTGAAGCACTCGAACAGCTATCCATCGACAACGATTGTAGGCAGTTGTTGTACGGTGGAAGTGCTGGTAGTGGAAAATCTTTTCTCGGTTGTGATTGGCAAATAAAACGGAGGTTGAAATATCCCGGAACGCGTGGTTTGATTGGTCGTTCTGAATTAAAAAAACTGCGCCTATCTACTATGGCTACCTTCTTTGAGTTATGCTCCATGTACGGATTGAACCCCGATAAGCATTGGACATATAATGGCCAAGACCACGTTGTTAAATTCTATAATGGAAGTCAAATTATATTGATGGATTTAGCTGACTTACCAAGTGATCCCGAATTTCAACGATTTGGTTCGATTGAATTAACCGATGCGTTTGTTGATGAAGCTGGAGAGGTATCTCAAAAATGTATCGACATCCTCTCATCGCGTTTGCGTTACAAATTAATAAACGACAAACCCAAACTACTCATGACTTGTAACCCACACAAAGGTTGGTTATACAATGAGTTCTTTGATGCTCAAAGGAATGGCACAATAAGAAAAGATAGGCGATTTATACAGGCATTGCCAACCGATAACCCCCACGTTTCAAAGGTCTATCTCGAATCATTGCAAATGCTCCCAATTATTGACCGCAAACGATTACTTGAAGGAGATTGGGATTATGACGAAACGAAGGATAGGATTTACGAATACGATGATTTGCTCCGATGTTTTCGTTTGCCAAATAATGACAAGTCAAATAATGACCAATTCATTACTGCGGATATTGCGCGCATGGGAAATGACAGAACTGTTATCGTGTTGTGGAATGGATTACACGCGGAGAAATTTATTGTATTAAAACACAAACCAATAAACGAAGTAGTAAACACTATTCGCCAGTTGGCAGAATCAAATGGTGTAAGGTTGTCAAATGTGCTATGTGATGAAGATGGGATTGGCGGTGGAGTAGTTGACTTCATGAAGTGTAAAGGATTTCTCAATGGCTCCAAATCAGTGCGCGACAATTATATGAATCTCAAAGCAGATTGTTATTTTAAACTCGGTGAACTCATAACGACCAACGCAATCACATTTGAATCAATGCATAAGGACACCATTATCAAAGAACTCGAAATGATACGCAGGGAAAAAATTGATAGTGATGGAAAGCTGCGAGTGACTAACAAAGAAACATTGCAAAAGAAATACGGAATATCTCCCGACTTTGCGGATGCTATCATGATGAGAGCATTTTACGAGTTAAAAAAGAATTTTGGCAAATACGCCTTTGGTTAAATAAATTTAATATATTTGAAATCTAAAACAAAACAAAATGAAGCTAAATGAAATGATTAAAATGGAAGCCGAATACTACGCGGCATTTGGTGGAGATGGAATGAGTGGCGAATCGTATTTCGCGTTCATCGCTGGTGCTAAATACGCACTCAAATTAATTGCCCAAGAGATCAATGATGAATTATGACTAAACTAAAAGCAATGGCCCTAAATAGAATGTTCAGCAAGGTGCACCTTGATAGCTTAACTGAACTTAAACAGATGTGCGAATCTGTTCGGCTATTGTTTTCATCACAAATAATTGGCAGCAAACTCAATTTAGTGTCAATAATTGGAATTGCGTATAACGAAATACAGAGAATTGAAAACATTATAAATACAACAAAATGGAGCAAAATAATCAAATACAAAAAATAAAAAACAAGTTACAGAGAATTGAATCTGAACTTGACAAATGTAGAACATCAACCATGCAGGATGGTTGGCAAACTTCTAAACACGCAAAAAAAAGTCGTAAATGGGATTTTTATGCACAAGAAAAAATGATTTTACTTAATGAACTGGACAAATTAGGAGCGTTATGATGTTTAATAGAAAAATGAACGGATTTTTTGCCTATGTGCTGTTAGCGGTAGTGCTATTCAGTAGTTGTGATAACCAACCAAGACACAGAATTTGGTATGGTAATAATGGAATGGTAGTTGAATCAAAATCAACTAATGATAGACAATATGGTAAATGGAAATATACCATAAGAGATAATTTTGGAGAAATATTGATTAGAACAAATGAAGAGTGGAATGTTGGTGATACACTGTATGTCGGCAAGCATTACCGCTAACATAGCAATAGACAATGTATTAGGCCTGTTCGGGATTTGATTATTTAACTATTTATTTATTTAATTATGAGCGACAAAAAACAAGAATCATTGATTCTTAAACAACAATTTAATTTAGAGATTCATCCTGATGAATTAGGTAAAATGACATGGCATGAATCAGTTGAAGCAGTTAAAAAGTTAGGTGATGGATGGAGATTACCTACCATACTTGAATTACATTTAATTTACAACAATGAGTTAAAAGATAAATTCAATGATGATGATTACTATTGGTCCTCATCGGAGTACAGGTCCTACGGTGCATGGGGATTCTACTTCAGCCTTGGCTACACCAACAGCTACAATAAGTTCAGCACCGGCTATGTTAGGGCTGTTCGGGCTTTAACTATTTAACTATTTAATTATGAGCGACAAAAAACAAACAGCAGTGCAGTACCTGCAGCAAATTTATTTTAAGACTGGTATGCTATACCGCACTGATTTTAATAAAGCCATAGCGATGGAAAGAGAGCAGATTGAGGAGGTAGCAATGTACCATAGGGACAACGCGGTACAAATTGACTGCATTCGTTCTTATGTGAAAAAGAATTGGAGGTCAAGATGAGTAAACAAACAGCATTACAATGGTTATTAGAACAATGGCCTATTCTTGAATCACAGTTACCATCATATATTATTAAGCAAGCACTAGAAATGGAAAGACAACAAATTATTGATGCGTGGAATGATGGCGATTACGCTTATTTTTATGACATCAATGGTAAAGATTTTGAAGATGGGGACGAATATTATACAGAAAAATTTGAAGGTAAAGATGAAAACTGAAATTACAAAAGACGAATTGGAAAAAGTCAAGGTTCTAAATTTATTGATGTGGTTACAAGCATCCATTTACGCAGGTGACGAATGCGAACCAATCAAATGGTTTTACAACCACCAAACGAAAATGTTATTGAAACGACTGAACGACAGCATCCAGCGCGAACATGGAAAGACAATAACAGCGTTGTGGAATGCAGATGTTGCAATACTGCCCGACATCACTCAACAGATTGATGATTTTACTTATGAAATGTCAACC